CGCAAGCCATGCCAACTGGGTTCATTGTTCCGCCAGGGTTGCTTCCAAGTGTTATAGCAGTAAACGATGTTCCACTATTAGTTGATTTATCTACCACGCCATTTACCTCGCCAATATATCTTACGAAGAATATTTTTGTGCCATCTGAAGAGCATGCAACATAAAGACGAACCGCAGGCGTTAAGGCAGATAATGGGTTCCATGTAACACCATAGTTAGTTGATCGCGTTGGTGTTCCACTTGCTACTGGAGTTGCTACTACATACTGGCCTGTGGAGTCGCAAACAATGTCTGACCAAGTGCTTGGGCCAATACCAGTCTGTTGCGTCCAAGTAATGCCCCAGTCATTAGATGAATAAACGTAATCCGATGCGGAAGATGTTATTGCGTAGTAATACTGTCCAGTGGAGTCGCAAATAATCTTGCGCCAGTTTTTGGACGGTGATCCTGCTTGAAGTTTCCAGCCAGCAGCGATTAGTGCGGAAGCCCATGCTCCTAGTAGGACGGCCATTATGCGCTCAAGTTTCCGACAAGTGTCCAAGCATCAGCGCCACGGTATACGAGGCTTGCTACTGCTCCAGGTCCTGCCAGTTTGAGTCCAGGATAAGCATTTATTGTCACGCCACCCGCTGCAACGAATGCGTAAACACCAGCGGCTCCTGCTGTCATCTGGAAGTGAATCTGCGCGCCAATACGGAATGGAACAGTCGCGTTGGTTGGGACGGTTACCGTGAATGGACCAACGGTTCCAGTTAGGGGAACCAATGCATCTTCTACTGTTGAGTTGAGAGTATATGAACCAGTGACGTTATTTGATATTGCTTTAATACCGTTGACGCTTGCGGCTGAAGCAGCTGCGGGTGCTGTTGCGACGTTCATAACACCAGTCTGAGCAGCAACAATTCCGCTCTTAGATGGAGCGATGATAGATTTCGTTCTTAAGCGGTTTAGTTGAGCCTGCATCGCTGACCATTCAAGATCTCGCGTGCTAACTGAGAGGGTTACCGTTGGATCCGTGGTTAGCGACCACTCGACTCGAGAAACAATAAGCGAGAGATCTTGTCCCCACTTCTTCTTGTAGGCGATCGTGTCACCTGGAGCGATATCCCATCGTGCATATTCTTGAGGGCATACCGTTAGGACGAGATCGCCTTCTATTGGGCGGACGGAATCCCGGTTAACCGCAGCAGTTGCCGCGATTACTGCTTGAGAAATACTCACGCCATCGCCGAAGTCTTGGTAATCATCGATCACTCTGACTGAAGCCTTGTAGGCAGGGTTAGGTCCGATATCTTTACCATATGAGTTGAATAATCTTGGTTGTGTTGCTGTATTAGCAGCAAGGGGAGCCTGGTAATACCCAGCGGTGCAGTCGCGTTGTCCCATTAACTTTGACCAGAACTTTGCATCGACTACGCCGGTTACCTTCTGTCCCCAGATTGCTTGTTGTGCGCTAACTGCCTTAGTTGTTTGAGCATCAAATGTTTTATAGGCAACGCTTCCAGGTGTGGAAGAAGCAGATACGATCGTATAGTTATATGGAGATGCGACTAACTTTGCTTTTAGCACTCCGCCTATTGCAGTAACACCTCCAGAGTAAAGAAATAATTGATCGTCCGTAGCGTTTTCTGCGAAGCCACCGAATGGGTCATCCAATGGGAACCTGTAAGCCGTCGCGCTTGATAGTGGATACATTGTGTTACGCCAAGCGAAGCCACCTTTAGTAGTGCCTTGACCATAGATTGTTGTGATGCCGTTACTTGTGTCCTTGATTAGGTTATCGACGACGCCATCTTGACCTGCGATCAACGTGTGAGTTTTTGCTCCAGGGATCGCATTAGTTCTCACGATGGAAGGGATCGCATTCATATTAACCCAGATAGTCCAAGCAGCGTTGCTGGTGCTCTCACTCATTGTTAAGCAAGACTTTAAGTACGAGACGATATCTTCGCCGCCTCCATCTTTCTGAGCATATTGTCCAACGGCTACAGGTTTACAAGAAGATAGTCCAACGCGAGCCTTGTTCATCCTTGCTGCCATAACATAACCGAGGTCTTGGTATGGAACCGATTGCGTTCCACCTGCTGCAGGAAGTGCTTTAACTGTTGATAGTTCATAAAATAATCCTTGGCCACTAATAACTATTCCGAGGCCATCACTATTAGGTGCGAAGTTATTTATCTTGCCGAGCCAGATTGCTGATGCAACACCAGAACTGTCGATCTTCTCAACGCGGATTGGTGCGCTCTCTGTTAACCAAGTGAGATCGTTGTATCCAGGACGGTCGTAGATTGTTAATGCTGGGATGGTTAATTCAATGCTCTCACTGTTACCGAGACGATTCCAAGCGATTGAAGTAATAACGATTGGAGCTGATCGGTAGTAACTAATATCTGTGCCACCTATGAATACGCGAGGGTGTCCCCAGGTTGCGATGGTCTCCGAGGTCATAACGAGCTTATCGTTAGCAGGGCGACCAGCTGTGATAGTTGGTGAAGTGTAGACAGGGCTAACGCGCATCAAGTCAGATATCGCGGATGGACTAAGTATTGGACCGCGTGAAGATGCGACTACTTTTGTCTTGTGCTTGCTTTTAGCAGAGTGTCCGCGTGCATTGGTTGTTACTGATGCCATTTGCGAACCTCCTTATAGCTCGTGTGATAGAACAAGTCCGCCGATTGGAATTGTTAATGCTGTTCCGCCGTTGAGAACATCTTGTGCTACATCAAGCTCGAAGAGTGCTCTGACTTGTGTTCCAGTTGAATCGAATAGGACGAGGTATTGCAACCCTGTTCCCCAGTCGGCAGTTGGTGCTGGGAATGTGATTGCGGAAGTGTTTGCCTTGAGTCTCGATGCTGCGGAACCCCATGAAGCCACTGGAACACTCACGCGAGCGTATGAGCCTCCTGATACTTCGGTGAAGGTTCCGGCTGTTAATCCTTTTGTAGAGCCAGCAACTACGGTGTCATCAAGTGTTGCTTCTGTTGTGGAGATAGCAAGTTGACAGGTTCCCCAAGCGGTTACCTTTGCATCTAGGGACGCGTTTTCGTCCATGCCTGTAAATCCGGTTGCCATTTGGTTCTCCTTAGCCGATCGATGGATCGCGCGGAATAGTGATGGTTACTTGCGTCCAACCGTTTGCGTGCATATCTGGATCAATGCCACCAGCTTGGATATCTATATCACCAGCACCGTTAGCAGTGAAGGAATATGAATCGCCGTCCCAGTTGATTGTTAGCGTGTAACGCAGTTGAGAGATAGCAGTAGCGATCGTCTGAATCTTTGCCTTTAATCCTGCAGGTGTTGATGCCCAGATGTATACATCGAATACCTCGGTTACTGATTGAAGGCGTTGACCTACTACTCGATCGCCATTTACCCATGCACTAGGTGAAGCGTTGTAGTGCTGCCAGTGTTGGCCGCCGGTTACCCAGTTATCCGTAACGTAGTAGCCAGCAGTTGAATCATTGAGGTTGAGGTCTGCGAGTGATAACCCAGCACGTCCGATAGTGACTTGTCTGCTACTCACTTTAGCCTCCAACTACTGCGAGGGTGCGTTGCTTGCGTAACGCTTCCTTTTGGACTTGAGCAACAGTGAGACCCTGTGCCTGAACGTTGATCGTTGTGTAGGAAGTTGCGCCGCCTACTGGTCCACCGAGTGGTGAAGCAGTTACTGGCTTAGGTGTTGACATATTTGGAACCTGTGTATCGATCTTGATACCCATGTGACCGAGGATCCCCTTGAGGAATGGAATCTTGCCGAGCGCACCAGTAACAATGCCACCGACCTTAGACAATGCTTCCTCGATACCCTTGGTGAAGAAGCTCCAAGTATTCTTGCCGATATCGAATAACTTGCTACCAAATCCGCTGAGCATCTTCCAGAATCCACTGAAGAACTTGCCAACAGTTTCTCCTACAGCATTTACGCCATCACCGAAGGCATTGAAGCCAGCACTAATCAAGTGAATAGCACCGCCAATAAGTTTGCCAGCAGTTTTAACGATACCGATTACTGCATTGAATACAGTAGAAGCTGCGTTCTTAATCGTGTTCCAGTGCTTGACTACTTCGTAAACCATGATCCCGATGGGACCAGTTAATCCGATTAGGATCATCTTTCCCCAGCGCTTGAATGCACCTACTAAACCGTCGAATATAGTAACGGCAACAGTCTTGATGCCTTTCCAAATTGCGTTGACGCCATCGTGGAACCACTTAATATGCTTGTATGCGAGAACGAATGCGGCAGTTAAGGCAACTGTTCCAGCGATAATCAAGAAGATTGGGTTAGCTAGCATCGTGAAGTTAAGTGCTGCGAATGCTGATGTTGCACCTTCTGCTGCGACGGTACCAGCGACTTCTGCCTCGCCTTGAGCTATAGCTGCGGCAGCTGCTGCAACATGTCGTGCCTTGATTATTCCTAGGACTGCACCAAATCCACTCATAACTGGACCGGCTGCGGTAATAGCAGGACCGAACTTCTGTCCAAATGCTGCTGTTGCATCAAGTGCTTTAGTCTTTAAGATATCGAACTGGGAACCTAAGTTATTTACGGATGCCTTAGCTTGACCATCTATTTTCTTACTTAATTGATCGATTACGTCCTTTTGTGCTTTACCAGCATTAGCGGCATCAGCATGTGCTTGCGCTAATTTTTGGTCAGAAAGATTAAGGTTAGTTTGAGCAGAAACTATCTTCTGCTGGGCTATCGCTAATCTGTCATTATCAGCGATAGTAACTTTCTTTTTAACAGATAACTGATCTTGCAAGAGTTTATATTTACCTTCGGCACTTGCTACTTGATTTACGGCAACCTCATGTGCCCTTGTAGCCTTAGTTAAATCAACCGCTGCATTAGTTGCTTTAGGCATAGTAATTCCATATTGAGCGAGAGTACGAGCACCTTTACCACTCATGATCTTGTCTACCATACCTGCGGCGTCTGCAAGAGAAACGTGCTGAGCTGCAGCAAGGTTTGCTACTAGTCCCATATTTGCTAAAGCTTTAGAAGGATCCCCTGTTGCTTGGGTCATCTTTTGAAGAGCTGCCTTTGTATCTTCAGCAGAGTGATTATAGTTTTCTTGAGTCTTTACAGCCTTCTCGAACTTATCTTTATATTCTTCAACGCTATGACCTGAGTCAATTACTGCTTGGTTAAGTTGATCTGTGGCTTGCTTTTCCTTGGCTCCCATTGCAGTGAGTCCAACACCAACGCCAGTTAAGATCCCGCCTATTGCTTCTAACTTCTTACCTTTTTCGCCAAGCTTTTCGAAACCATCGCCTACTTCACTTATAACGTTTCCGAGTTCTCCGCCAATAGTTGAACCTAGTTTAGAGAACGCTCCAGCAATACCTTTAGATATCCCTCCGCTTTCGGAACCAAACTTCTTCATTGCATTGCTTGCTGCTTCTAATCCATCATTGTGATAATTAAATTTAACGCTTAAAGCAGGTAACGCTGTCTCGTTTGACATAGTTCCTCCTTTAATTCGTTGCTGCTAGTGGCATACGTTTAAACATTTCAATATCTTCCGCAGTTAATGGTGTTGCCTTAAGAGATTGTGATTTCCCTGACTGCGAATCATCTGGATTATTTATTTCTATATGAATATTAAGCAAGTGGTTAACTTGTGCTGGTGTCATCTTCCAGAATTCTTTATCAGATCTTCCAAATGTGACTGTTGCTATGTAGTAGAACTTATCCCAGGGGATTAGTTCGTTTCTGCCGGGGTTTCCCCGGCTTCCGCTTCCCCCGAGGTATCCTCAAAGGAACCGAAGGCTTCCTGAAAAGCTTCGGTAAAAGCAAAAAGATATTCAGATGTACGTTTTGGATCTAGTAATTCCGCAAACGCATCTACAGTCTTGTTTCTCTTAGTTCCCGCCCAAATAGCGAATAGAACATTCGAGAACATCGCACCTTTATCTTTTTTATCGAACTCATCTTGCAGTGCACCTAATGAACCGTATTCTTTTTCGATTGCTTTCAGTGCTGGGAAACCATATCGAATTATTTCAATGCTTCCGTCCGCGAGAGTGATCTCGCGGCCGGAAGCTGCTATTTCTTCACGAACATTTTGCTTAGACATTTACTACTCCTAGGGGTTGTTGGGTTTTTATCTTTTTACTGATTAGGAGAGCGTGATTGCTGTGCTGTGGTATCCGCCATCGATCCAGCCTGTGGTTCCAACTGGCTTAACAGCGCGACCCTTCAATGTGAAAGGTTGGAAGTCTTCCTCAGTGAAACCGATAGAAGGAAGCTCAGTAATCTTGCACTTGTTAAGAGTGATTGAGTTATTTGAGCCGTTAACTTCAGAAACCAAGCTGATACCTTCAATGTTGAACCAAGCAGCATTAGCTGGGCCACCAAGTGACCAGTTGTAGTCAGTGCCGGTTCCGGCAGTGTTAACAGCACCAGTAACGAGAGCGAAGATGTTTGGATCGAACTTAACTACATCAAGTTCCCAAGTGACATCCTTGAGGATTGAGAATAGGTCGTAGACCGTGTAGTTAGCCTTCAGTTCCTTGACATCGTAAGTTCCGGAGATCTTAAGATTCTTGGCACCAGGAAGGTGGATTGAGGTTCCGTAGGTCGCAGCGGCACCAGCGACGTCGGTTGAGAGTGGGCTGACTGTGACGTCTGCCAAGGCGAAGCTTTTGATTGCGATCTGGGTAGTCATGGCGGTCCTTTTTGTTAGTTGGTCTATTAGTAATAGTGCGGGCTAGCGTCCCCTTGGGATAAGGGTTTAAGCGGGTGAACGTGTGATTGTGAGCGTGTATAGCGTGCGAGTTATTCCCTCATCGTTAACCTCACCAGCAACGGGATTTGTTGTGCGGCTAACTACTGAGCATCGGTAGACCTGTCCTGCTGCTACCGAAAGTGATTTGCGATGAAGTGCTTTATGGACTGCATCTGGGAGTCCAACGTCTTCACCCGTATTGGTATAAAGGTCAACCTGGCAGGTCTCTGTAAGAATTAAATCACCGGGTATATCAAGTCGAGTCGATACGTCTAAACCGTCGTATACAACTAAGACTGGCGCAATATTTGCTGGAGCTTCAATACGGTAGACGGGGAGCGTTGGGATGCTTGTAGCCAGGGAAGCCTTGATGGCACCGGCGATCGTTGCTGGGAGCGTTGTCACTTTATTCCCTTCAACTTTTTAAGAAACTTTGGAACCTGATGTGTAATAGCTGGACGTAGCATTGGTTGCGGACGTGTTCCAGGATGCCTGACCTTCTTGCCGAAGATTTCTCCTGTGCGCCTATTTGCTAAGACCTTCGCGTTCTTTGCAACTATGTCGTGTGGCTTGGTTCCGTATTCGATATCTGCTGCATATGGAACATTATTGGATACCTCTACCCAGCCGCCCTTATTAGTGCGACCTTGGCGAATCTTCCAACCAGCGCGTAATACGCCAGTCTTAACCGGAGTTAATGAGAGTGCTTCGTTACGAATCTCGTAACCAAGCTTGACTACTTCGTCGAATGCTTTTTCTTCTAATCGCTCAAGATGTTTGCTTACGGCTTCCATAAACGGATTTATGTCGAAAACTTCAAAATCTCTTTGTGGACCGATATTTGCCATTAGCGTCCCCAGACTGCGAGCTGAATCCTTTTGGTTAGTGCTAACTCATATACGCCGATTACTGCCCAGTCGCGGCCGTTGATAGTTAACTTGTCGCCTATTTGGACATCCGGGTTAGCCATCGTTGATATTGCGGCATCTACTCTTTGACCGGCAGCACCTGCTACTTCTTGACGGCTAGCCTTTGGGACACCGAAGCCACCGTAGAACTCTCCAACGTTGACCCATGTGTGCGACATACTGCCTTCTAGGTCTACACCGGATTCCCTGCGTTGAATCATCGCGTGATGCGAGGTAAGCGAGGGGAGCGTAAACATTAGTACCACCTGCTCCTTGGTTGACGCCTGTATGGAGCGATCAATCGATCGATTACTGCATAACCTGTTCCGTGTATTTCTGAAGTCAATGGTTGAGCTGGTTGAGAAGCAAAGGTTGCCGAGTAACCCTCTACAGATATTGCTTGGACTCCATCTGGTCTAACTGTTAAACCGGCACCAGCGGCTGTTGGTATTGCTTGACCTGTGTTAATCAGGAAGGCACCTGCGAGCATTGCTGTTGCTTGCTTAATTCCTATTGGAGTTGATTCGGTTCCAAGGTCTGCCGTTACTACTAAAGTGATTCCGCCTGTTTGATATTTTCCTAGTCTCCAGGGTTCCATTCCAACGATAAGAATGTTCCATTGACGATAAGGCGTGATGCGGATACTTCCAAGCTTTCCTGTCGTGATCTTCATTGCTTGAGCTGGGATCGTTACCCCGGTCAACCTATCGGCTACTGATGTAACTGCTCGGGTTGTTGCGGGCATATAGGCAACGCCTGCTTTATTTGTGAAGATTTCTACTGTTGAAGCATTGTGTGGCTCGAAGAAGTCTTGCGCGATCATTTCTATCTGTGATTGAGCGTGAATGATTGCGTCTGCTACAGATACACCTTCATGCGGTGTTGCGTAGATTAGTACGTCTGACTCTGCACAGTAACTCATCGTTCCCCATTTCATTTATAAAAATGGGGGTGGGTTTTATTCCACCCCCATTAGGACTAACTGGTTATCGACCTATTAGTCGACTGTGCACTTGACGATTGCTTTTGGAACAATCATGTAAGGCAATACACGAACATCACCCATAAGAGTGAGAACACCCTTGAGGAAGTTGTCTGCGTGTGAGTCAGTCATAGCAAGAGTGGTATCTCCACGGTCGTAGATTGTTACGGCAGTCTTGAAGTCACCAACGTAAGCATCTCCAGCAGCAACAAGTGGGCTTGTTACAATCTTGAGATCCCAGAATGCATCGTGAACCTGAGCACCGGTCAATGTTTGACGAAGGATTGCTACGTCAGCAGCAGCGCGATCCAATGGGTTCATAAGAACAGCATTTGGAACGTAGCCAAGAGCGAGTGCTTGTGCTTGTCCTTCACGGATGGAAGACAAGAGATCCAATGGGGAACCTGTGGAAGCGTAGACATTGGTCTGGATTGCGCCAGCGCCTGAAGTTGGAGCAGAGGTGATTACGGTAGCAATCAGTGCCTCAACCTTGTTGATGATGCCTCGGTAGATACGGTTGGTGATAAGCGAGGTAACGCGACCGAAGTCAGCGGCAGCTTGCTTTGTTACAGCAGTCCAGTTGGATACTGTCTCGAGAGCAGCGGTCACCTGGGTGAACTCAACTGTGGTCTCTGGACGAGTAGCACCTTCGGCAACAACGTCAGCACCAAGTACGAAGTCTTCGGTTACGAATTGAACTGCTGTGGTGCTAACAGTCTCGTGGTTGACTACATCGGTGAGTGGTGTTGGTAGGTCGACGATTGGAACATACTTTTGGGTTGGAAGAACTTGAAGATCGGTTGTTGATGTAGCACGTGATGCTAACTCAACTTTTCCGCTTCCCTTGCGACCAGCGTATTCAACAACGCCCTTCGCAGCTCTTGCGGTTAAATCTTCCTCAGCAACGCGACCGTTAACATCTTCAGTTGAGACAGAGGTTCCGGAGTTTGCAGCGGCAACAGCGTCAGCGGCTAGTTTTGCGTTTCTGTTGTGGGTTTCGATCTTGGATGTGACGTCGCGAAGTTCTGAGATTTCCTCTTCAGAAAGTGTTTCGCCAGCAGTTAATCTTGCTGCGAGTTCAGCAGCGCGGGTTTTCATTTGCTCAATAGGCACGATGGCTCCTTAGTAGATTATTTGGTTTACGCCTTCGTGCTACATCCCCAGGGCGTAATACTGGATCACTAGTAATAGTGCGGGGGGGCGTCCGCTGTTAACCTGTTACTTCTCAGATTTAGCCTTCAAGACTTCGATAGCAATAGCCATCTCGTTCTGATTTTCAAGCATAAAGTCGACCTTGTTGACGAGTCCCGTCTTGCCTGAATTGAAGATTGCGTAGTTAATCTTGGCTAAGACTGCCTCGATGTTTGAGAATTTTGCGTCGAACTTGTGCTCGAGAGATTCGAGCTGAACCTTCACGGCATCATTAGCATCACGCTTAGCAATCTCGTCCTGTTGAGTCTCGATTAGCAAGTCCTTCTCGGAACTCTTGTTCTTTCGGTATTCCTTAGCCTTCTTATAGCTGAAGTATCCGATTATTAGGGTCGCCACGGAATCAACGATTGCCCAGAAAGTGTTGACTAGGAGGTTGGTTTCATCCAACGTAAGTATCAGCGGAATATGAGAGGCAACCATGATTACGCTCCAGGAGTGATTGGTGCCGTCGAACCGTTCTCGGATGCTAGGTGATCAAGGTATCCGCCAACAGCGGCTACATCAGAAGCAATGGGTGCCGAGAGGTTGGCCTCTTTGGATGCTAATACGGCAGCCTTGGCAACAAAGGACACGGTGCGACCGAATCTAGGATCCTTCTTGTTGAAGTAGCTATAGATAGTCGCGAGAGTCGCGGCCGCTGCTCCGAAGAGGATTGAATAGATCTGCTTGGTAGTGAAGTCCAACGGATTTACGGCTAACCCAGCAAATGCAGTGGAGACTGCAGCGAGATAGGTTTTAACCCAAGACTCGATTAGAAGTTTTGTGCTTGTAGACATCGTCGTTCCTTTGCTTAGGGGTATGTTGATCCAACCCGGGGCGTTTGACCCCGACACTTCCCCGGGTTGGGTTCTATTACTCGGCTAGCGCTATACGAGCGAGTAGCGAGAGGGCTTCTTGGTTTCGCTTCGATACGGCGGCTTCAGTAATGCGAGCGGCTTCATCACCATCTGGTTCCCCAGCGTCATCAGAGCCAGCAGGGACACCATCAACTTGATCGAGAACATTCTCGATTAGTTCAGCGGCATCACGGAGTGCTTGTTCATTAGCGGCAGATAAGACTCGACCAGAGCGAGCAGAAGAGAACTTGCTACCAGGAACAGCTGCGAACCTTGCGGTTATCTGGCTAACCTCAACGAGGCGAGCCTGCTTAATTTCAGTAGAAGAGGCATCGCTCTCATAGTCAAGCCATTCGAAGCCAACTGATAATTCTCCAGCAGAGCCAGATAGAGCAGCAGCACGAGCATTCTGCCCGTCAGTGGATTCATCCCACTTGCCAACTATCCATAGACCGTCCATTCGCTCTTCAGCCATGAAGGTTCCGATTGGCTTATTTGGATTATGCATCCATAGGAGCGCATAGGTTGTCTTGTCTAATCCACCAGCGTTGAAGCATCCTGGAATAAAGGTTGTCCCGTAACTATCAACTACACCGAATTGGCAAGCTCGGCCTTCAAAGAAGTTGGAGTCTGTAGTGGCGCGTATCGCCATATTTATGCTGCGTATGTTCATTCTGCGCCTCCTGAGGCATCGTTGTTTTCTTGGTTATCCGGGGAATCAGTAGTGTCTGGAGTATCAGTCGCGTATTGCTCGACACAGCGGCAATTCACGGTCTCTTCTGGATCCCCATCAGGATCACCAGGGAACATCAAGCCATTTGGATACTCATCGTCCATGCTCTTTGTCTCGTAGCCATCGAGTTCGGCGTGACTATCGCGAGTATGTTCATCTAATTCAGCCATCCAGATACGTGATGAGGTAACACCAGACTCAACAGCAGACATCCTTGAGGCACCGTTGTATCCGCCAACCATCTCTGTGCGAGCGATTGAATCAGCACGCCAAGTAGAGAGATCTGAGAAGGTGGCTTCCAAGGCATCAGCAAACTGGGTAACCGTCAAGCCATCGAACTCACCTAGTGCAGAGAGTTTCTGATCAAGGATTTTCGCGGTTGTCTCATTTACATAACCAGCAAGTTTTGTTGCTCGCTCTGTAGCACTCTTCATAATGAGCTCATCGAACGAGACTGTTATTCCTAGGGCATCAGCAACATCGGAAGCCCCGGCATCCATAGCAGCAGTGATTGCTGGTAGTAAGTAATCAGTAGCGCGTTCTACCCATAACTTCGGATCAAATACATCGCTTGCTTTAGGTAACGTGGTAGCACGGGAACGATTTAACCTCTTAGTAGCATCCTTGAGTTGTGCCTCTGCGAGTCGTTTAACTGCTCTGGTCATCCCGGCTTCCAGGCGATCCATTGCTTTGCGAGCTTTATCAGGCGAGACACCGCGGATTAGGCGAGTAGGAACCTCAACGCGGGTCTCCTCAACAACCTCTTCTGCACCGGATTCCGATTTGGACGGTTCAGGAGTGGTGTCTACATCTGTGGACACGCGAGCCTCTACTGGCCTAGCGTCAATGTTGAAGGTTTGGATTGTTTCCGGGGTTATCCTGGCAACAGGTGCTGTTGGCTTAGGAGCGAATAATGCTTCATAAGCAACGAGAGTCAGGTGACCATACTCAGGCATAGCGTCTTTACCGAATAACGCACGACCCTCGTCGATGGTAATCAAGTTCGTATTAGCGAGTGTTGCGATTCTCTGGACGAGGCTGTCCTGGCTCTCTTGGAGAACCGAGATATCAGACGTATCGAATACTGCGCGAAGACCAGTGCCAGCAAGGAACTGTCGATCGATTTCTGAAGCAACGAGAGATAGCGTTGGGAGAACCGAGGCTTCCCAGAAGATAGTCCACGAGGCATCAACGTTTGCGTAAGTCCTTTGACCACCAACGAGATCCAGTGGGATACCGAGAGCCAAGGCAATATCGTCACCCGCTACACCAATCGAGTTGAGATACTCGAACTCTTTAGGTGAGAAGGAAGTCTTAATAAAGTGCGGTTGAACTGGACCAGATACAACAGCGATACGTCCAGCACTTGAAGGGCCAGTTAATGCTGCTTCTACTTCTTCACGTAGACCGTAATACTCTTCGCTGTTTCCCTCTGGATTACCGAGGTAGACAATGCCCGATGGGTTACCACCGTTAGCGAGTTGTCCTGCTTGCCATTCACGAGATGCTTTAGTTAAACCGATTGAGTCTAGAGCGGCAGTCATTGGAGCACGGGCAGCCCAAGGATCCATTGGATCCGGATAACGGAACCAGAAGACTTCAGATGGTGCGAGGATTGCTGTTTCTTTTCCAACGCCAACTCTGTAAGCAATAATCTCTCCATGAGGAGCGTGAGCAGATGGGTCGCCAAGGATTACCTCTACCTTGCCGTAGTGAAGCCAAGCAGTCTTAGGTGTATCAACACGCGATGAGCCGCGATCCATTATTACGAAGGCTTGACCAGTATGCGTTCCACGACCATAGAGTGATCGACGGAATAGGAGACCCGAGATATCAGTTGATGGTGCTTCGTTGAATAGTGTTGTTAGGAAGTGTGGGACTTCATCGCCAGCCTCGTTAATAATCTTGAGTCTGCGAGAAGCCAGTGAGTTAACTAGTAAATCGAAGCATCGAGAAGCTACTGCGGATACTGCGAGTGCCCTATCAAGACTTGGGCGTAACCGAGATATCTCTTGTTCAGTGCTGATTGCCGAGCCACCCCAAGGTGAACCGATCATGCTGAAAGAGCCCCAAGGAGTCTGGAACATTCCGTTAGCTTGTTGCGCTTGAATTATTTGCTCGCGCTTTTCTAAACCACCGATTGGGTTTCCGTGTCTGTCAAGCAGTGCCATCAACGGCCTCCTAATGGGCGGGGTGCGAACGGTGAAATCTTCTTAGTCGGTCTTCGTCCATACATGTAGTTATGACTGGAACTACTGTCTTCGAGTAATGCTGTTATTGCCCAGACCATCGCATCGAGTCGATCAGGTGAACCTGGTTTATCTGGCGTCCAAGTAGTCATCTGCTCTTCAAGTTTGACGAAGTAACCCACCATATGAAGGCGACCTTGTTCCGAGAGTGCAGCAATAGGCTCAGCACGAACCCGCTTGCCACGGGACGCGCGAACCTTCTTAATATCTATAGTGCGGGCTACCGTCCGCGTTTTAAGTAGGGATTCCGCAAAATCGCCACCCTGGTTAACCTCGACAACGATTGAATCCGCATTCCAAGTCTCATAAGCATCAAGAACCATAGAGACAGCGCCATCTGGTGAATACACGCCAGACCTATCATCAAGGATCACGTAGTGAGCAGGATCCCCACTTAATTGAGCTGCCACGATGATGCCGTGCTCATCACTATTCGCGTTTGATGTAACCGCGGGATCCCAACCAACAAATATCTTCTTCATTTCATCAACAGCCGGCGGGAATTCGTGTCGAGTGATATCTATTGAAGCGGAAGTCCATAAGGCACCAGGGGTATCCGTAAGGAACTCGCCATACAATTCTTGACGACCAGTACGAGTCTTATCCCAACGCTCTTCCCACTTTGCTAATACCTCGGGTGACAGGTTCTCCCTGTTCTCATAAGTCGTATGGACAACCCGGTATACATTCTTAGATTCAATCAAGCGTTTAACAAGGGGATGCCCCTGCTTCGGGGTTCCCGTCATAATGAATAACGCGCCACCTTTTCGAACAGCGAAGCCAATAGCGTTATCCCACGTGTATTCCCAGGTATTCAAGTTCCACAATCCAACTTCATCGCACCAGATGGCACTGACGTTCTTGGATTCAATTTGGGCTCCACGGTTATCCGCTCCACCCGAGTAAACAATCGCACCGTTATTCATATGAAGGATGCCAGTAGAACGGTTGTAAGCTTTTATATGCGGACCATTCTCGCCGCCTAATGCTTTAATGAGACCACTATCGCCTTCCATAAGCGTCGTCTTAGTGGTCGAGAGAATCGGACCAACTACCGCATAAGCGTTTTGGGATCCCTCTTCATCGTATCCATCGTTGTAAACAATTATCTCTGCGAGAGCATTTGCCGCGCACCAGGTTTTCCCTGAGCCTCTACCGCCTTGCGCGTAATATTCTCGGTAGACAGTATTGAGTCCACCTGGACCCCAAGGTGGCTGTTGTTTCCCTCTTGCGTGCTTATATGGATAACCATCGTGAGGCTTGCCATCGCACTCGCGGTTAGGACAGCGCCAACTAACAGCGGCCTTGCGTGTCTCGAGTATCTCGGCTAATCGCTTGCGGGCTACCTGGTCTACAGGGAGTTCCATTTGTCATCCCCACTAAACCAAGGCAAGTCCAACGCATCGTGATTCTCTTTATCGTGTAAACCAATCGCAGCAAGACAAGCAGCCGCTATTACTTGATGGACATCATGACAAACTTCAGTCCTGCACTCGTATACAGCGATCGCCTCTTCACACGCTTCTTGATACATACTGAAAGCGGCTTCGTGAACAATGCGGTGCTCTAAGTCGATCGGGCAATCCTCGTTACAGATGGAATCCTCTTCATTGCTTTCTTCGTTGAAGTTCACATATATACGCACGTCTATGCTCACCTTTCGATCAATCACTTTTACGCTCAGATGTTGTTGGTTTCCCTGCTATCTCTCTAAGGGTTTAAGTCAGTGTCGTTCGTCAGGGTGTAAAGCGGTTGAGAGCCCGGTGTGCGAGGGCGACCCAAGGGATCAACACGTCTCGCTTGCCGAGAGAGGGCGGCCATTAAGACCAGGCTCCCAACCTCAATCTGATCTATCGGCGTGATAAATCAGATTCGCAACTAAATCTTTGATAAATCTTTTTGTAACCAATCAGGCTCTGAAGAAGGATCCATCGCCACGCATATAGCAAGAGCATTAGCAACCGCTGGGTTACTACCGTCAGTCACTTCAGCCGCTGCCTCTTGCATTGTTAAGTTGTAAGAAGTCAGCACGTCCGACGCACACTTGAGTTCCGCCTTCGCTGTAGCAGGTAACACAGTGCTAACCGTGTTAACCAATTCTTCAACGCCGCTCGCAGTAATCGTTGAGACAATCCCCAATAACCCTGCTGCCATAATCAGTTCGGTAACAGTGAAACCCTTGTTGCCATGCTTCCTAAGCTCGTTGATTCTCTTGATCATTTGATGCCTCCCTGGCTATCCCGGACGGTGTTGTCCAGAACGGCTCTAACCATCGGCGGTCACCCGCGGCCACAGCGACGAACGCTGCTAACTGCGAACAAACAACCGTCCTCGTATCAAGGCAAACTCGCTCAACCCACTTAGGACGAAACCCGAGGATCGAGATAGCCAATGCAATGAGATCAATGAAGCCATACGGTTTCCCAAGATGCTTAACCGCTTCAGCCAATGCTTCCGTCCGGTCACCCTCTAGAGAGATAACGATGTAATCCGAGTATTCATTTAGGGAACCCAAGGCAACACCAGTAGGACACGCTTCAATGATCATCTTGCCGTATACGTGAATCGCAACATGGTTATAACGCCAAGCGTCAGTAGAGTGATCATCTATCCACTGTGCCCCGCGGATCACCTTCCCGAAGAACCCGCCAGTACGAATCGCTATTAGGTCACCAGTCTTTAACTCCATCACGAAGCCACTTCGAATAAGTCGCTCTTCTTGCCGAGTAACGCGAGAGTCGTGAACCCTGGTGCCCCGTTAGCGTTAGCTCCCCTGTAACCGCAATCGCGTTGCCAAGCGGCGTAAGCGTTAGAGGTAGCGTTGCCGAAGATGCCATCTGGGTTCCCTGGATTACGACCAACTTTTGCTAGTGCTTGCTGTAATAGCTTGACTTCAGGGTTAGATTTATTGGGTTGAACATCGGTTAACTTGATTACTGGCAGAATCGGGCTTGTATGCCCCGTAGAGGCGTTGACTACTGTCTTTGGGGTAATCACCTCAGGAGAACCTGGATCCCCCGCCAAAACCGAACGTCCGCCCGATTTGGGGGTGTTTAGCCCCGATACACCAGCAAGGAATGACGCTAGCGGGAAGTTCACGCCTGGATCCGTGTGACCACCAGCGATTTGTTTAGCTCGGGTGATGTCCGCGTGATAGCAGAAGCCACTAGAGACACCATCAAGGATCTGCTTGTCTGATAGGTGTATCGGGGCTATACCGTATGCCTTAGATAATTCAGCGGAGAGCTTCTCTACTAGAGCGAGTTCACCTCGGCTGTAAGCATCAGCCCATTGAGCTGGTGACTGGGAAGCCTGGCCAGCCAATTCAATGCTGATCGACTCTTCGTTGTATTCAGGGTTAGCAACTGCCCACGCGGTATCCGAGTCCTTAACGCTTTGGACTATCTCGTGATTATCAACGCAATAATGCGCGGAAGCCTCAGGAGCGGTTGACCCGGCGAACCACGATGCAACACTAGACGCGCGTCCATCAGTCTCGGGAGTCTCCATCGTGTGGAGGACAATCATCCTGATCTTCTTGCCAGCGCGACCTGGCGTGTAATGCTTCGCTTGAATAAAGGGATACGACACGGGGAACCTCCAGAGATACCAGTAACCCGTGCCTGAAACCAGTAACACGAGCGTTGTTACCTCTATTAGTGCGGGCTAGTGTCCGCATAGAATCCCTACATGACTGATACTGATCAAGCTACTAAAGAAAAGTTTATGAAGGAGTGCTTAAAGATTTGGAACGCAATACAGACTGCAAACGCGATCGAGACACGCTGGGGGTATTTTATTTACAATGATCTGGCCACCACGGTTAGCCCAGGGGATATCTACCTAGAGGATTACGGCGATCAGTTTCTTCTCTTCTCGCTTGAAGCACTAACGATTGCACGCGAAGAGGAAACCAATCTCGATAAGTTAAATTGGATTGACGCGAATATTGAGCTAGCCACGGAAGACCGTGCTAACAAGGCTACCGCTCAAAACATCATCGACTCGTACAAGACTTTGGTAGAGGCGCATAAAGAAACTTTTAATTATTTAGATCAAGTGTATGTGCGTGATCGTAAGAGTGACCTAGAGAAAATTTCTGGAATCGGCTTTGTTGAAAAACAGTTAAAAGACTTGATGCTAAAAAGTAGTTACGATCACAGAACTGCTGAGATTGCTTATGCGTTATCTGCGAGGCCGATAGGTACTGGTAACCAAGAAAACAAAGGGGATCCAGAATGAACACGGCATCAGCGGACGAATTTAATAAACTACTCGCACTAGAGAAGGCTCACTACTACGTGAGCACCTACCCAAATAACCTAATTGTTACTCGCAATACTTTAGACATGATGAAGCTCAAGAAGATACAGCCAGAATCCTGCTGCGTTATCGGAGAGTTCTTCCTGCTTGACTACGTTAACGAGGATGAGGTCTTAGGTGGCTACTGCCCGAATGCGATCATCGCCATCGTTACTTGTACCGCGCTAACACAAGCGAGAGCCGAGGCTTCCCTGGAAACCAAGGTAGCCATCGCTTTAACACTCAACGGTAAGCCAGCACCAGCACCATGGGCAGAAAGTGCCCTATGAGGGGCGATCTATTTAACATAGTTCAGAGTAAGAGTACAGAGACAACTGCGTGACTAACGCGGTTGTCACAGCGTGACAGGTATTTACTAATCACCAACAAGACTGTTCCTAGAAGCCATTCTCAGCAGACCAATCCAAAATGCTAAAAAGTAGCAAAAACAGTGTAAAAAGTTGAGCGTGAAAACGCTGTAGGAACGATCCTAAGGGCTCGAATTTTTAGGGGTGCAGGTATTCTACCCCGCTAAATTATTGAGCCTATTTTGAGCATGAAAAAGCCCCCAATCAGGACTCGAACCTGAACCTCACTTCTAGGGTTGCAACCACTTGGGTTCCTAGAAGCTGCTCTGCCATCGAGCTCTTGGGGACTTCTATCTAATAGCCTGCACATGATGCTAAGCAACAGAGATGCAGGCACTGACAACTTTAACTATCGGCGTCAATTTCTTGGTTCTCTTGGATTACAGGTAACACTGGACCGATCCCGCTCAACTCATTCGCTAATCGCAGCAAGTCCGCATCGGTAACCGTGGAGACCTGCGACTGCATCGGACCGCCATCAGGGCCGCTGAGTTCAACCTTCTGAACATTCTTCCCGAACTCATCAGGCCAACCTTTTTCTAGCAAGAAAGTGTTAGCCGTAACTGAACCATTCTTAGCAAGGACCCGAAGGTTCCCCAGGAACTCCTGCTTGTAAAACGCTCTCGCCCGCTCAATCGCGTCCACGAAGTTGACATACACGTCATTCTTAGGATTCGGACGCGCCTCTTTCGGAGTAGCAGCACGACCCTTAGCATCAAAGTCATCCCAGGCTTCCCGGATAGCAGACTCAGCATTACCAATCGACTTCCACTTATGGAAAACCGAAGGCGAAATACCAGATAACCGAGCCGAGTCAATAATAGACATACCATTCACGACACGAGTCGTAATCTCCTCAGCCAGCTCAGCTGTAGGTTTTGGACGGAAAGATGATTTAGTCATACACCTAATAGTGCGGGCTGGTGACGGAAAATGTTATAAATTGTTATCAGGTTTTTGTTAACACCTGTTAACCCTTGATAACTTTGATAACCGAAAAACACAGAAATCCAATAATCACGCCGATGTATCTATCAGCAAGTCAAAAGAACTTGCACGACAGAAAGGCAGTCAGATGTTTGGAACCGTGTATGTAGATACAGAAAAAGAAACTAAAGACTATATAGAAAGCAAACCAACTATCAAAGTGTGGATGGTAAATATCTTCGGCTCTTCTAAAACTTATAGAAGCAGCTTCATTTTCTTATCTGAAGAAGATGCGAAAAAATACGTTATCGAAGAATTTATAAAGAATCAATATGCAAGGTATCTAAGTAATCTTCAAGAGGTGGGCAGGGCTCTAGTATTCTCAATGGCTAGGAATAATGATTCGATCAAATATAGACTCCGAAGTACCTTTTTAGTCACAGACTTAGAAAGATACTTCGGAGTCTATATTTGATAAAGCTATAAAAGTATTGAGAAATGAAGTTGAAATAATCGAAAAGTACACCTGCTAAACCCCGACATAAAGAAGGCCCGCGATCATCGTGATCGCGGGCCTTCTTGCTTGTGCGCTTTACTTTAAGGTTTTCCAGTAACTTATTCGGCTATTGAATAATTCCAGTTAACCCTGCAACACTTCCACTTCAGCCATAGAGATAGCTGTTCGATACTCGATCCCCTCGACAACGAGATCCGAAGCTACTCCAAGCAGGCGAGCCCTATCGCGAGTGGGTGATTGGATTCCAGGGTCAGCCAGATTCCAAGCAACCCAAGCAGGAAGCAGTGCTCCGAAGAGCTCAGCATCAACACCATAGGTCAATGTGTTCAAGCGGTCACCAGGTATCGCGATCATCGCCTCGATATAGACGCCGTCAATATGTTGCATTGTGTCATCTATACGCACAAACTGCGTCTTAGGATCCCAAGGTGAAATAGCTTGCGTCTTAGCCAGAATTGATCGCGCGAGACGCAGTTGCTTCTCCAGTGCCTTGTCACCAGGTTCACTACAGATTCCCCAAGTGCGGACTTCTAGGATCGCCAAGGTTTCAATGGGTCCAGAATTATGCTCGCCAATATGCCGAGAAATATGGTGACACTCTCTAACTTGCAGGGGAGTCGGGATTGTCGGGATCCCAGTCATCATATCGCGTTCAGGAAGATGCGGCCAAGGCTGTGAGTTACTCATACCCTAAGTATACCGGCTTTTGTATATCGGGGCTATACGGTTACTGGTTACCAGTTACAGTGTTAGGTGTTGAGGTCTTAACAGTTACTTGAGCGGAGTTGATGTTGCGAGTCTGGTAGCCGTATTCATTGAAGCCCAATGGTGCACTTGGATACACGGCAGGCTTGATGGCTGGAGTTGTATACACGCGCTTAGCATTCAAGCATTGACGGCACGTCCTGCGACCAGCTGAATTTACGATCGTATTCTCTGGGGTGTATTCGTGACCCTCGGGGCACTTAGTTACTAACTGACCTGACTTTGGACCGCGACGCAAGTTATACCGAGCACGACGAGCCTCGATGCCAGTTAAGTGCTGAAGTTCCTTTAGCTTCTCAACGCGAGCCATCTCGTCCAAGTATTCGCTGTAGTCATTATTTTCGATAGCCATTTTATTTGCTCCTTATTTTTCCTTTAACTTGAACACCTAGTGGCTCTAGATAAATATGAAAATCTTGAACCGGGATTTTCTTGCAACCTAATTCTTTAAGCAGTGGGTCAAAGGACCCGTTATCAAATACCCTAGAAACATCTAGCAAATTAGGATTCTTTTTTTTCTCTGGAGGCTTTCCTCTGTATATGAACTCACGGACTGTTGTATAGAAATACGCCCACTCGCTCCCATAGAGTGATCCTTTACTGCGGTCATCAGAACAGAACTTCTGTGCATCTTCTACTGAGAGCATGAACTTGATGCCCGAGTTCTTTCCAGACTGCCCTGCGGTATAGAGGAATGCGAGATTATCCATCGTGAAAGCACTCACTTCTTGTCTCCTCCCATCACTAACGCAACAGCCACCTTGGTAGCCGGGTCAGCCGATGCTCTCGCTTCAACCAAGGTAGGACAGGGGTCAGAAAACTTAAATATCTCAGTCCTTGGGATTGGGTGTGAACAGTAAAAACATAAAAGACCTATACCTGATTTATCTTCACTAAATGTATAACCCCAATTACCCTCGTGTTCTCGTTCTATGGCTACCAGGTTATCCACGGCCTCCGCGGAATAAGGGACAGTGTCCATTTTGGTGTCCATTGGGCTAGTCATTAAAGGCCTTCAAACCTAAAGCAGTGGCAAATACCCATATGATTGACGCATTGAAGAAAAAGAAGGCCTCGTTAGTTCTAAAGTCAGTTGTATGTTGAAAATCAAGTTGGACAAAGAATATAAAACCAACAATCAAAAAGAATTGAATAGCAAATGTTAGATACCCAAATATTCTTTTCATTCTCCCACGCTCCCGTCCTCTAGTGCGACATCAGTCTTGTGTGCCTTCTTCATATTGCGGAGAGCCTTGCGAGCACTGGATCCCGTGTGCTTTTTATAGAGTCTGTAAGCAACCAGGCGCATCCTCTTGGCTTTCTTGGTATCCCCAACGCAAGCGTTAACAAAGATGCTTGGAATACCATCAAGGGAATCCTCATAAACCCGATGCTTAAGATCGAAGCTCGCAAGTATCAGCAGTAGTTGGATAACCGTTTCCTCGGTTACATCGGACTCACTAACGGGCTCCTGATTGAAAGACTTGAGAGCCAGGTTTCCCCAGAACACGAGAGCGTTACCACGAAGAGTTGCGTAGCTAGTTAATTCAGCGAGATGCTTCTTTGTTCCAAGCATTACGCCCTCCCGTTCTCTAGTGCGAGGTGAATAGCAACGTAATCCAGGGTCTCCTTGGAAGCCACAGCACGAGCGAGTTGAAGGGCATAATTCATGCCATGCATGATAATCGTTCTTTCCAGACTGCCCTGCCCTCTAGGCGTATTTCGTTCCAGCGCCAGCAGTATCGCTGCTGCTTCGGTATCCATATTATTTTCCTTCTTTCAATTGCTCGGCTACATAATCGAGAGTTGATTGACTCGCCACAGAACGAGCGTCCACGAGAGTAGGGCAGGGATATGTTTTCCAGAAAGTTCCATAATCATCATCGCTCAATTTGCACTCAGAGCATTCAGTAGTAAAAGGTTTTTCGTGTCTTCTTTCTGTATCTCTTTTCTTTCCTCTTTTGTGCAACTTCTCCACAGCCATTAGTATCGCTGCGGCTTCAAGGTTAACATGGGGAACCGCAACTGACTCTTGACCCATTTTGTAAGCATCATCGAAAGCACGCTTTAGAGTTTCCTTAACTCCAGGAATATCCTTGAAGTTAACTTTTACAACAATTGGCTCAGCTACATTCTCAAAGTATTCATCATTAGGCATTAGATACTCCTTTTACAGTGTCTATCAAACAGAATGATTGAACCAGCTACAGCAACATTCATAGACTCTGTTCTAGAACACGGAATCTGAACAACTTGATTTACAGAATTTAGAACTTCACTTGGCAATCCATCATCTTCAGCTCCTAATAGATACCAGGCAGATTTTGGATGGGCGAATTCTTTTAATGAGATAGCACCATTTATTAACTCAACTGCTATTAAAGGAATCTGACTATCTTTAGATGAAAGTAATTCCTCAATCGTATTGAAGTGAAGTAAAGGAATATGCTTATTTGTCTTCATAGTATCGCTTGGTTGATTCTTATATCTTTTACCAACAGTAAATATTAAAGAAGCATCATAGAGATTTGCCGTTCTCCATAAGGTTCCCAGGTTTATAGGTGTTTTAGATCCATAGATTCCAATGGCTACATAACCCTTATTCATCATGCACCTGCCAATTCACCGCGAACCAACCAAGCAGGATTGTGACCGATATGCCACTCATGGCACTCCCAGCAAACATAGGGGCGCAGGTTCCCCTTCCCATTCTTAGCAAGCAACCGAGCAGCAACCTTCGCACCACTACGATTGAAATAAGCACGCTTGCCAGTAACACAATTCACGTGCGAATACTGAAGCGCAGGACGCTCCACTTTCATTTTACGGCGCGCAGTTTTCACTTGGTGCCACCCTTCTTATCATTGAAGGGAACAGCACGGCGAAGGTTCTCGGCATTAGTAACAGCCTCAAGGTGCTTTGGATTCACGCAAGCACGATTACGGCAAAGGTGATCCAGGACTAAGTTGGTATCTGGTGAACCATAAGCAAGCGAGTAAGCCAAACGATGCGCACGAATAGCACGACCTGCTAACCAGATATAGCCATAGCCGCGATCATTCTTAGCACCAGTCCACTCGTGGCAACCGGTTACCTTGTTCTTTAATACTTTGTTTTCGAATCTGATATTAGCTTTAGTATCAAGCGTTGTAGCCATTTGTTGAGCGAGACTCATTTTGTTTTCCTTTGATCATCTATAGGCCTCCCTGACCTACACCTGATCTATCGGCGTCAATTTGTGATTTACGGGAAAATGTTTGCAAAAAGAAATCCGCCCCGGGAGAAAGGTTAAGAACCGGGGCGGAAGATTATTGCGTTGTGTTACTTGATTAGCAGGTTAAGCCCTAACGCGACTAAAGAAATAAAGAAGGCGACTGAAGCTAATACAAGTGGTACTTTGCTTTGCTCGTTAGAAGGAATATGGTAAAACACAGGATTGACCAATTTAACTTCATCATCCTGCTTCTCTTTAACATTCCACTCAATGTAGCTTTCGTCAGCACAGATGTGCTTTACGCGAAGTTGACCGACCTCGCTGAATTTATCGTAGGCACCAGGGCTCCAGGTCTTCCAAGTCTCACCATCATCAGTTGAATACTCGGTAAGCGGATCATTAGCAATCGCATAAGCATCGTGATCACAAGAAGCATTGGACTTCTTGGATTCCCTAAGAGCAGCGCCAATCTCATCGAGGAATGAGAAGTAGATATCGCCGTTAATACCGGTGAGCTTTACAATATACGACACGGGAGTAGATTCGATTTTGATTACACCAATAGAGTGAAGGAAATCCCCTTCCTCAACCGTGAGACCTGAAGGAAGAATAAAGTTGGGCTCGGTATTAGGTGATAATTCTTCTAAGGCAATCTCAATGTCATCCAAATCTTCTTGAACATGATCGATGAATGCTTGTATTTCTAACTTAGCTTCTTTACTTAATGGCGCCGCTACTTTTGCTTCACTCATTTTCTTTGCCTCTCTTATTTCTGTCGGGGATGTTTTTTGTTATACTTGTTATACTTCGGCTTAGTCGTCTGCGAGAATGTCGTCCCAGTTACTAGAACCCCACACACCACTCTTTGCGGAAGCAGCGCTGATTGATCCGCGCTTGGGCACTTGCTGATGCTGCGATACTTGAATCGATCTTTACTGCTGCGCTTTTTACTGACTGTGTATTTGATGCTGCGTTCATTTTGTTTCCCTTTTCTCTCTTTGTAGTAGCTCTCTGCCCTACACCTGATCTATCGGCGTGAATTTCAAGAAATCGCAAGAAATCTCAAAAATCTTTTTATAGGTTTTCGGACTCAAGATCCCAGTCACGCTTCTCATCCGCGGCTAGTGCACCCTTAAGAGGCTTATTGGCGAACAGAGTGTTGAGAGCCAGAGTGATTCGATTTCCGTTGATGTTTTGACCGTTTCTAGCCAGCCAGTTAATTGCTTTAGAGAGAGCTTCTATTGAAGGCTTGTATTCCTCTGGGCGGTCATCTTCTAGGATCAGTTTTATTTGCCTAATAACTGCTTTTTGGGATTCCCCTGATTGTTTTGCGTATGGCAACCAATTTTCATAAGCAATCTTCTTCGCGATCACATCAGCAGAATGAGGGGTTTCTCTCGTTATATGACTCTGGTTATATGACTCTGATTTGTACCGCACTGGTGCGGGGTTCGGTTCCGCATCCTTGCGGGGTTCGGTTCCGCATCCTTGCGGATCCTTAGCACGTCCAGCAAGGTTGCGTGCCACGTCTTCGGCTGGAACCCCGGCGATCAACTCAACTTCTTGAGCCTCTTCTTCAACGGTTTCAGTAGCAGTATTAGGGTTCACCCAGGTAGCCGGGCGAGCGGAGCGCACTGTGTATAGGTTGCTTGTCCACTCGTTGCCGTCTTTGCGTTGTTGCTTGCAGGTAAGAGCGCCGATTGCCATTAGTTCTTTAGCGGCACGTGCAACGGTATCTATTGAGCATCGCATTCTATTTGCGAGTGTTTCTTGCTTTGGGAAGCAGGTGCCCTGTGCGTTGGCGTAGCGATTCAATAGTGCATATAAGCGGATTGCATTAGCTGAGATATCGGAATCCAGAATCCATTCCGGCAAGATTGCGAAGTATTCATCAGCATTGAGTTTGTGTTGCTTCTTTGTTGATTCGGTGTTCACTTTGTATTCCCTTGATCATCTATAAGCCTCCCTGACCTACACTTGATCTATCGGCGTCAATTTCTATTTAGTGATGCGCTCTACCTTAATTATGTTGAAGGGAGCCATTACTTGATTACTGTGGTGTTCAGCTGCTTCTGCTACTTTGATGAGTTTCGTGCGAGCAGAGAATGTTGTTCCTTGTAGTGTGTGTAATCCGCCTAGAGCGAGTGTTTCGCCTGAACCAATGGCTTCATAGGGATCCAGGGATTCCCCGATGTGATAATCAGGTTGGACGTTAAAGATGTGTCCATCTAGTCCTACGAGGATTGGGTATAGCTCTCCATCGCTCTTGCGTAAGGCTGTTTTGATTGACTCGATGAAGGTTGTTCGCATGAAGCGTTCGATAGCGATTCGTCCTGTGTATACAGGCGGTTCCCATATGTGTTGAAGGATTTCACCTGTCCTAAATGATCCAGCGAAGCCGATGCCGTATTGACCGCGAATAAATACCTTGGGATCCTTTCGGACGCCTCTAATAATGTCGTCTTCTGTTGTCGGTATAGCGGCGCTATCTCCGAGCATATAAATGTTGCCTCGGGCATCTTTAATAGCGGCTATTAGTGTCATGGTGTTCCTCTCGATGCTCTATCTATCGGCATGAGTTTTTCTATTTGTTTTCCGTGTCTTTTCGCTGTTTCTTCTCGTGTCAGGCCAACCCAGTAGACTTGGTTTATGGCAAACAAGGGGAGCGAGCGGGATCCCCTGCGGCCCTTCCTTCGTTGGGCTGGCGGTAAGCGGAAACTGCTACCGACGCTGTTGAGCCTTGTGCCAGAGGATCACTCTCCTAAGGCTCGCGTGTATGAGCCGTTTCTCGGAGGCGGTGCCTTCTCGATTGCGATGGCTTCCCAAGGGATACCAGGCAGGAGCCTCTACCTCAACGACAGCAACCCTGATTTAGTTTTGGCATACCAGGCAATCCGTGATGAGCCAAGGAAGTTGATGACCCGGCTCGACAAGATTTCTCAACATCTTAACCAGGACGAGTATTTAGCCGTCAGAGCAGCACGTCCGAAGGACTCAATTGAGAGAGCCGCTCGCTTCATCTACTTGAACCGAACTTGCTTTAATGGACTATGGCGCGTCAATTCGTCTGGTGAATTCAATGTGCCTTTTGGCAAGCTTGATAATCCGCTTATCTATGATGCTGATAATTTTCTAGCGCTTCATCAAGTATTACAGAAGGCGACTGTTACCTCAGTCGGTTTTGCTAACGCAGTTGAGTCAGCGCGTCCGGGAGACCTTGTATACCTGGATCCTCCATACCTTCCACTAACGACGACAGCTTCATTCTCTGCTTATGCGCGTGATGGATTTGGATTGCTTGATCATTATGCGCTTGCTGGAGTTATTGCTGGGCTTAGTGATCGCGGAGTTAAGGTGATCCTGTCTAACTCGGATACCCCTGCGACCCGCAAGATCTTCGGTGAAGTCTTGGACCTTCACACTATATCTGTAGCGCGGAGTATCTCTGCTAAGGCTTCTTCTCGCGGCAATGTTGGAGAATTGATCGGTGTTAACTATGCGATCCCGGTTGCATCAGCGCTGCGCGAAAGTAGGATTGCCTCCACTTAACTTTCTTCGGAGGCGTAATGGTTCCACGGGACACAACAACTGGAACCGCTTATGAAGCGATAGTCGAAACTTGTATCACTCGGGCATCCAAGAAGTACGGCTACGATGCGCAGCAGCACGTCAATATCGGCGTGAAACCAGGTGGCGGTAATCATATTATCGACTGGGAATTATCGGATAAGAATGATCCTGATCGACGTGCATTAGTATCTTGTAAGTATCAGGGAACCTCTGGAACCGCTGAAGAGAAGATCGCATATGAAGTAATCAAGTTGTTACACGCTATGAAGATGAATCCAATATACAAGCACGCGTGGCTTGTTATGGGCGGCACTGGTTGGAGTCCCGGCATGGTTGAGTTCGTTAAGAATCACTTGTTTGAATGGATACCGGAAGCCAAAGGGAAGATCACTATCTTCACTTCTACCGACGAGTTAGTTACTACCGAGATTCAGATACCCTAGAGATGATTGCTTAATCTCTGCTTGAAGTATTTCTATAGCTTCCGCTTCTAATTTTTTAACTGTTTCTACGTTCATCTGAAAACGTTTTGCTATTTCTGCTGTTGTCTTCATGCTTCCAGTAGTAAACCCAAAGCGAAGGTCAATCACCTTGCGTTGCCGTGGATTCAGGTGAACCAATGCCGCTCTGATTTCCCTATACATTTCTGCTGTCATGGCTTCCATCTCAGGCGTCTCCTCTTGATCGTTGTGTGAGTCGTATTTTTCGATTTCGATGAAGCCATCATGTTGATATGGCCAAAGTTCAATAACTTTCTTCTTGCTGAATTTTAAGTAACTAGCTACAGCGTCAATCGTGTTATGCCCAAGTTTTACTGCTTCACGTATCTTGCGTAGTTCTGGTTCCAATTTATCTGGAATCCGTACAAGCAAAAGTGATTTCTTATACTCATCATCTAACTCATACTTGATGATCAATCGCGCGTATGCGGAGAAAGGACCGCGAGTCTTATCCCACTTCTGAGCAGCAAGACAGAGCCCTATATATGCTTGAGAGGTTAGTTGCTGGTTCTCCAGGTCATCTTGATAACCACCGGTTTTCTTCCAGTAACTTTTAGCCATCGACTCAGCAATCCAGAGGTTCTCTTCTACCAGTGCTTGCTGTGCCTTAGTGAGCTTCTTTGGATTACTGGGCATAGGTTTGGACAGGATTCACCGTGAAGTAATCCGACATCTTCAAGTCAGCACCGAGGAGATCTTCTAGTTGCTGAGCGAAGATTGGGATGAAGCTATCTAGCGGTTGGTCGCTTAGGTTCGCATCGGTTGCCTGGTAGGTAAAGGTTCGATACTCGATTTCCTTTACGCGGTTCTCGACATCTTCTCTGAATCGTGCGCTATCAAAAGTAGCGTCTACCATCTCAACTGCCATTGCGTGCCTCCTATATAGGTGTGTTACCTATATCTATCGGCATCGCTTTTATAATTCTTTATAGTTTTTAGATTTGTTAGATATGTTAGATATGTTAGATATCAGTAATCCGCCCCAGCGTCGGCCCACTTAGCAAGGTAGTTGTCGATGTCCTCGCGTGTGTAGCGGACGAGTCGTCCTATGCGATGGCAGGGGAAGATTCCCATTGTCGTGTGACGCCGGATAGTGATGAGGCTGAGGTTTAGAAGTGTTGCTACCTGGTCTGCTGTGTATGCGATGTTTTCCATACGGCAGCCATCGGCGCCCTGTTACACTCAGCCAGCGAAAAAAAGACTGTTGCCCTATCTTTTGCCCTATCTACGGACATGCCCTGATATCTCAGGACATCTCAAGATAGAAAAAGCAGTAAATATCGCTATTGCGCTCGTAGCTCAACGGATAGAGCTTCTGACTTCGGATCAGTGGGTTTACTTAGAGATTAAGTTGATAAGAAACTTCAAATTGTTAGTGTTTTACGCTTACTTTGGGCGATTTTCTTCTTTTTCGCAGGAGGTCTAGCAGCCACTGTTGCCCTATTTATTGCCCTATCGGGGCTAACTGCTACCTTTTTAGTCCGTTTCGTCCCTTTTACTCTTAGTGCTTTTGCTGCTTCTGGGAATTGAGTAGTCCAGGCTTCCCATAGGGCATCAAGTCTAGCGGCAGTAGAAAGTGTCTGATCGATTCTGAGTTGCATTCTTGCTGGATCCTGGTCTTGAGAGTTAAAGGCTCGCAGGTAATGGGTTGCCGTTACTTTTATATCTGAGTGGCGCAGGTATACGGCAATCTCAACCGCAGTCGCCCCAGCGTCGGCTAGCACGGATGCTGCGAACGCTCTTAGGTCTTTTACTCGTAATCCTCTACTACGAGGATCGGCAGTTGGACGAGTTGGGTCTCCGTCCAAACCGGCAGCCTGGCGAGCCGGTATCCAAACATTCCGTCGGAAGTTTGAATGATCCATTATTCCAATAGATCCAGCACGGTCATTTGTTACTGGAGAACGGAATAGGAGATTACCTGCAATATCGTTTGGTTCAGATTTAGATAATCGTTCATCTGCAAGTATGCGTAAGCGTTCCCATAGTTGTCTTGGTATTGGAACAGTTGCTGTTTGTCCAGCCTTTGGAGGCTCGGATACCCATTGGTTCATATGCGACTTTGATAAGACTCGACTTATCGATATCGCTGGTTTATCTTTCCAGACTGATCTCGCTTCAAGAGATATTGCTTCACTCCAACGCAAACCAGCCCAAGCCATCAAGGCAATCAAGATCCTGTCATTTACTTCTTGCGGTGTCTGGACAATTTTTGCGAGCTCACTCCAGGTTGGAAGTAATACGGGGCCAAGTGGCTGATCGCTAGCTCGTTTGAATTTAGAAGTAGTGATGCGGACTTTCCTAAAAGGAGATACCGCGAGCCTTCCCTCGTTTACCTCCCATGAGAGTGCTGCTGAAAGTAAGCGTCTAGCAGCGTTTATCGTGGGTTGACCCACACCTAAAGTTGTTAAGTCATCCATCCAATTAGAGATGCCAAGTGGTGTTAAGCGTGCAATGGCAACTTCCCCGATATTGGCATCGGGTCTAATAATCGTTGTAGTTAGGACGGATTTGTATCCGCGAATCGTTTTGCCAGCTAGAGGTGCTCTTGGGTCTGTAGTTCTAAACGCGATGTAATCCTCAACTGAGTGTCGGACGCGTCTAACTGGGCCGCCAGGTCTACCGCTGGGAGCAGCAAGCCTTCCATTATCTATATCAGCAATATGTGCTGAGAGAGCTCGTCTTGCGAGAGTCTTATTAGGGAAGCGTCCAGGTATTGAAGTGCGTTGACCGCGTTGGCATAAGCGTGGTGGTAGCAGGGCTATCCAGGAGCCGGAGCCTTTCCGTGGTGTCTCTTTAACCGTGCCTTCTACACCGCTCTTGCGTGCCATCTAATTGGTTCCCAAGTATTTGTCGGTGTTTCCGCTCATCCCGTTGAGTATCTGGTAGACGCGTGCTTTCTTGACGCCGATCATTTGTCCTATCTCATCGTAGGAGTATCCATTGGCTACGAGTTCGGTGACTGCTTCCCTTCGGATTACTTTGGCATCCATTTCAGCAGCTGCTAGTGAGAGTAGGAGTTGTGTTGCTTCGGTTGCTCGCTTCTCTGGGTTGGGGATCTTGGTGAGCCTTGTGAGCTGGGCTTTAATCTGGTCACGTTTCTCCGTTGCCATAGGTTAAGTGTATCCCTGCTTCACGCACCGGTATAGCAGTCTGTGCTGACAATTGGAAGAGCCCCCAGGTTTCCCTAGGGGCTCCAAGTATATCAGGGATATACGGTTTAGATAGCGCGAGTGATCGTGCGATCCTTTACGTGAGTCAATCGGTTCCAAGCGCCACAGTCACCGCACTGGAATCTCGCATAAGCAGATACAGCCGTGTGATGGAACCCAGCGTGCTTAAGACTTGTTGAACCACATCTATAGCAGCAACGCTCTCCCGTCCAGAGTCCAATATGAGGGAACTGGGTCGCCTTGATCCAGGGACCAAGGTAATCAAAGAGAGCCTCTGTTAATACAACATCGCCAATATTGTATTTCTTCATTAGGTTCCAAGCCTTATCATCACCTTCAAGAACCTTATTCCAAAGTTCTTGTCCGGTGTGCTTCACCTTAGAACCGAGACCAAGTGCTTGAGCTACATAGTCCAACTTATTGGACGGAAACTTAAACATTCCACGAGCAACCATTAAGAGATCACAAGTTTTCACTGGGCTCGGAGGTGTTAAGCCTTCGAGGATAAATTCACGGTTAAGCCATTTCATATCAAAAGACTTGTGGTTATAGCCAACAACAATGTCGGCTTCGTCAATGAGTCTCCAGGCTTCCCTAATCATTTGCTTGCGTGTGTCGTGATGCTCTGAGAAGAACATTGTCTTTTTCTCACCATACCATTTAGCAGCGAAGCAGAGCATGCGACCGTGATCAACGATTTGGCTGATTGAGTGATTCTGGTCAAATAGGCCCCAAGAATAAACCATCATTGGAGCAGTCTCGATATCGAGTGTGAGGATCTTTGGCATTCCGCCAGTTAGTGTCTGGAGGTGCTTAGTAGCTACTGGCTTTAGAATTACGTCTAGGCGGTTATCTTTTTTCATTATTAGTTACCTGCCTTTTCGCATAGGCAAATACCGTCGCGATGATTTTTTAGTGAGTTCCATCCACGACCAGCGAGTCCTGCTTTAAGGATCATTGTTTGGATCGTTGTAATTCCGATATTTGGGTTACCAATGTGAGCTGCAAATGCTGAAGCATGTGGTTCAGGTAGGTCAGCTATTAGCTTTCCAACTGTGCACATCTCCCTAACTTCAGTGATTGGTGCTTGGATTAGAGCATCAAGATTTATTTCCTTTACTTTTATTGCTTTCTTCTGGGCCATTTTCGTTTCCTTCTATTAGCAAACCTGAATGGTTTGATATGAGGGATATCGGCGGAGGGCTGGCGGTGTGAGCAGTGGGGCGCGGCGAATAGCCCTAAAACCAGCATAGAATACTGACTTTAGGGCATTAGGTTGATATTGTTAGAAGAGGGATCCAGGGAATCCGGGACGTCCAAGGTTACGCGTATGTCCAGATCTGGCCGCCACGAACGCAAGCTGCGAAACGGTTACCCGCAGCGTTACTTGTAGCGCAGTTCCATACACTGGAACCAGCTCCAGCCTGAGCCGTCCAAGAAGATCCAGTGTTCGTTGAGACTTGAAGGAATCCCGTGCCGTTAGGAGCGACTATCAAGATTGTTCCAGTCGAGTCAATGCCGAAGGATCTGGTGCCAGGGTTACCAGGGTTAGGGGAACCAGCAATAAGCGACCAAGTTGAACCATGGTTAGTTGATTGATCGATACCTGATCCACTCATCGCGAAGAATTGTAATGAGCCGCTCGCATTGGACGCCGCCCAGTTGTCATTATTAGTTGAGTGAATAAGATTAGTTGATCGTGTAAATGATGTTCCAGTATTGGTTGAGTAGTAGGTAGCACCAGATACGGCGTTATCGAAGACGCCAACGAATACATATTGACCGGTTGAGTCGCAAGCCATGCCAACTGGGTTCATTGTTCCGCCAGGGTTGCTTCCAAGTGTTATAGCAGTAAACGATGTTCCACTATTAGTTGATTTATCTACCACGCCA